CAAATCGTTACGACAGAGACCCGTCCACTGCGGATACACTACTGCATTACTTCGGTGGCCCTGCATACAGTGTTGTAGATAGAGCACTAGATTTAGGCATGAAAGATTTAGCAGACGGGAATATTCAAAGAGGCATAGAGTCTTTTGTGCCTTCAGCCGTAAGAAACTTTTACAGGGGTGCATACCGTTACGTAGATGAAGGCGGTATGTACACTAGACGGGGTGATCCAATCGTAACAGATTACGGTATAGGTGATGCGCTGCCTGTAGTGTTAGGGTTCCCGCCAGTTGAATACATGCGTAAAAGCGAATTTAACTCAATACGTAAAAACATAGATACAGCGGCGGCAGCAAGACGTACTAAGATACTAAGAAGATATTATGTCGCACTACGACATGGTGATTTAGAAGGGGCAAGAGAAGCTAGAGAAGAGATGGGTGAATTCAATAGGCAATTCCCAAGCAATGCAATTAGCCCTGAAACCATAAGAAGATCATTGAAAGGACATATAAAAACTTCAGTTGAAATGCATGACGGAGTTCTCTTGAGTAAAAACATGAGGTCAGCATTATTGGATATCCAACCTAAAACTCTGAACCTGTGGGATGATTAAAAGATACCCCCTGCTGCTCTGGGCACAACAGGGGGCAAAGGGGGTGTGACCGACAGTTAGGGATTCTGCTTGAGCAGACTGTCTGTATTATCTTATCACATAATACGCCACACCCGTAAACCTAATTTTTCGCCTTCTATACGGACTTTTATTTCTACTTCCCAGTTTTTACTCAGGACTATTTTCTTAACCTGACGTGTTGCCTCCTGTGTATTAATACATGGGATAAAAATAGATGAGTTAATCACCATCTTATCCCAACATATTTTTATACGTACCCCATCAGGATTGAGGTCAAACGTCCTCAACACTCCCTGCTGCATTTTCATTATCCACTGAACAATCTACAATTATTACGTCAGTAGGAGGGAGGTTCATGTGTGTCCCTTTACTTAGACGCATCTTAGCTTTCTTCGCACCTAACTTACTTTTAAGTTGGTTTACAAACTCACTGTAGTTTATCTGCTGATCCCCACACCATACTTTAAGTGGTTTAGGTACAAGAAAAGCCCTCTTTAGATCTGTCTCGTAACGCGCTACCAACTTGCCTCTAGGTAACAACTCAGGGATTATTATTGATTCCTTATCTCCCTGCCTCCTCAAGTCATCAGTGCTCTTTATCCATAACACGTTACCCCAATGCTCGTTAATGTAGTTGTTCAGTATCTCTTCTACTGAAGCCCCCATATCGTCTACGCCACGTTTGTTTTCGTTTAACTGCCCAACCGCCCAACGAAATACAGAGTTAACATCATACTCAATAAGACCTATGCGTTTAGCTATCATTAGACCTGTAATAGTAGTGGCAACCCCTACTGACCAGAAACGGTTCTCCGCAGTCAGTTTAGCTGCACCGTCTATTCTGCTCTGTATCTTGGTCAATAAAGCTCTAACGCCATCAAGATTCTTCATAACGTACTTAACAAATGGAACCCCTGCATGACCATAGTTACTCATCAATGCATTGCTGAACTTATCGGTTTCTTCCTTTGTATCGAACTGTATACGTTTTACACGGCACTCCATGATCCTCTGTGCTTCTGCCTTGGGCATCGCTTTCAACATACTTACCTGCTCAATAAAACTAGCGTTGCCTGTAGTAACCGCTAATAGCCTCCATGATTCACCTCTGTGACGTTCAGTATTACTACCACTAGCCATCCTCCCCCTCTGCCTACCGCCAGTTAACTGGTACGCCAGATTGCTAAGTTCTTTCCCGTTCGCGTTAGTAAGTTCATCCATATACAGTGGTAAGTTATGGTATACCTCACCTCTGTTCATACGGGTGTTGTGGGTGTCTCTTTCGTGCAACACCAGATCATCAGGGTTACCCCATATGGAAGCCCCTGCATACATAGCGGTAGTCTTACCCACTCCAGTACCACCATGAAGATGCAACCCCGCACAATTTATAGGGGAAAGCTGCATCAGAACAGAGCCAAAGCCTGTGCCTAACACGTATTGATGCAGTTCAAACCCTTCTTTGTTGTAGAAATTAACTGTCTTCTTCCACTCCTCAAGAGAACCTTTAGGTTCAAAAGAAGGAAAAAGCCCTGCGGTAGGGGTAGAGGGAGGGTTAAGCTCTGTGCGATCTGCATGTATCTCTTGGTTGCCCAATACAAAAGCCTTACATTCCTCACTAGTCCACCCAAATTGTCGGTGCGCTTCATCTGCTATGCTGTTAGCTTGCATTTCATTTACCCATGTCGTTGTGTATTGCATCAAATCATCCATCCTAGTTACTGCTACGCCTTGCATAGACATTTGCTTTCTAAACTCTTCGCGTGAAGTCACGGCTGTAAGAGGCACAGTAAATTCTCGCACACCATCCCTTGGTAAATGAAGACGCATAACAATAGCTTCACCAACTTCTACATCTCGTAACCTACGCACCACATAAATGTCGTTGTGGTATATAAGTTTCTCATCCAGATCTCCCTCCGCAGTACGGCTACGTGCATACACCCCACCATGCGCCCCCCTAAAATAAGGGTTCGGGTAAGTCGGTATGACATATGTATTCGTAGGGTTATCAGGTAAATCAATGGCGGGAGCTTGTACCACGTTGTCCTCTCCCGTTGCTTCTCTGGTGCGTTGTCCCAGCACGATAGGCGATTTAATCTTTCCCCAGTGAGGACACTCTGTGCATACCCCTGCGTTGTGTTCGTCAAAAGACGTACAAAGGTATGGCCCTTTTATTAAATCAAACTTAGTACTAGTCTCTTCTTCTGAGTACTCAGTGTGGTCACGCGAAATAATGTGAGCCGCCTTCTCTCCATCAATGCAAAACTTCGCAATAGATAGACCGGCTCGCCACAAAGGTTCTGTAACTTCGTGTTGATTTGTTACTATATGATGGAGTTGTTTACATCCTTTCCCACTACGAGTTTTTAACAGTATGTCTTTGAAGACGCTTTCTTTACCGTAGTCAGTCGTGTCAGGTTCTATCTTCGTAGGGGGTGTAATGATGCCGCCCCCTAATTTTTCAGAGAACACATCAAAGTTAACTGGAGTTAGCTTACCCTTCTCAAGACATACAACCTCAGAAGGAGGGTCATCTTTGTAGTTGTGAGTAGATGGTACTCGCAGTATACGCGCTGCATCTGCTGTTACCGCAGGGTCAGCCGCTAACCCATGTTTGGCACACTGCTTCTTTAATGCCTCGGCAACTGGTAGCCAATCATCAAGACAAACGTGTTCAGTCAACGGCCAGTATGCATGGATGCCACGGCCAGAACTAACCATCAGTGGCTTGGGTAGCGATAACCTACCACAGAAGCTACGTAGCTCGTCTATTGCTTCCCTTTGGTTAGTAAAATCCTTACTTGGGCCACAATCAAGATCGAGGAAAAATGATTTAAGGTACTTTACATTAATGACCTTACGCGAGTTGCCCTCGTTAAACGTACTTAATGCAAAATATGTATCGTATCCTTGGCTGTCAAAATCTTCAGCCGCTTGTATTAGAGCATCTATGGAGTCATAGAATTTTTGTACCCTGCGATCATCGTTAGTACGGAACGCAAAAACACAATAATAACCTTCATCCGATAATACCCCTTTTAGAAACGTATTTGTTTCCATAGTCATCCCTAAAAAACGCAGAGGTATATGTTAGGGTAGCATCAACTACCCCCACATACATCAAGAGGTTGTTGTTAATCGTCCCATTCATCGATGATATCTGATAAGTCATCGTCTTTCTTGGGCGCAGCCTTTTTCACAGTCTTCTTGACCACTTTCTTAGGCTCTTTAACTTCCTCTTCTTCAATATCAAACTCGTCTACGGTCTCGGCAACTGCTTCTGGTTCTTCAGCAAAAGGATTGTCATCCTTCTCCACGGTAAACCCATCCACTTCACCGAACAAGTTATCCTCTTCTATCGGAAGATACTTAGTCACTTGTACCCCTTTGAGACGTAGCTTAACGCCGTGGTTACCCTGCATCTCCCAAGGAGATAAATTAACCGCGATGTTCACAGTGCTTCCTGAAGTCAACAAGAAATCATCTGCTAACTTAGTACCCTTTGCGTCAACTTGAGATGGTTTACGGGTAGGTTCACCTTTGTAAGCACCGGCAATACCCGCCTTACCTATATATAGTCCAGTGTGCTCACCATCAACTATGTCTTTCTTGAAAGGGTTTGGAAACTTATCGGGCCACCCCTTGCCTTCACCTTCTGCCCGAAAAGCCAATACCATATCCTTATACAATGCTTGGGCTTTCTCTTTAGTTATTTTAAATGATAGCTCGTAGCTAGACCCTGCCTCCAATGGCGCACAAGGCACACTCTTACCCTTACCTTCATTCGCATTGCTGTCGAATCGGTAGGTCTGGTTAATTTTTGGAAACAACGCTTCCACGTCTTTGATAAAATATGCGTCTGCCATATCGTCTATATCCCTATTAGTATTTTCTGATTTCAACCACTCCGGTAGAGTGATTATGTTTACTGAAGGCCACCCCGTACTGTAGTGTTTTTCTTCCTTCGCTCGTTTTATCTGGCGCAAAGTCTTCTTCATCTGGCATAAGCCAAACTCAAGTACTTCAGGAGCCAGAGTATGTATTTGGACTGCGAAGGGAGGTTCTTTCTCAACCGCTAAAAAAGTGAATTGATTAACCTTTATACCTTCTAATCCTAACACATAATTATAAAATGCGCCTTGGATGTGGTAGCCCAACTGGAAGACCTGTTTTGCAAACCCCCGATCACTAGGGGATGCATCCCTTGTTGTCTTCAAATCAAGCACTACTCCTTTATTTGCTATGAACAAGTCAGGACGTACTTTAAGTTCTAGTCCCGTCTCAGGGTCTATGTTAAATATACTTGATTCCTTAACCGCTCTTCTGTCGTTAATCAAAAGAGCCGCGTCAGAATTGCCCATAACACTTGCGGCTATAGCTTCGCACATTTCATAATCTGATTGGGTGAGCAATGTCATCCCATTCCTATCGGCTTGTTCCTTTGCTTCAGTCCAAGCCTTACCACGCCTTGACTCTGGCCCACATATTACTAACTTCTTATCTGGTTCCAGAATCATTGCATGAACTGCTGTCCCTACATTTAAAGCAGGTGTCTCTTTATGCTGCCCTTGGTGCCAATGCAACAAAGACCTCATGTGGACTTCCTTAACTGCTGAACTGCCTATTGCAGGGTGAGCATGGTATTCTTCATTTGACATATCGCGTGATAACATATCTACACGTCGTTATCTACGTCATTGTCGCCGGAGAACAAGAGATCGTGCTCATGTTGTTCCGCCTCTAAATCAACAGGTTCTTCTGCTGTGTTTTTAAGTGCATCCTCAACAGTAGATATCTTGAACCTGTAAGTGTTACCTACCTTTACGTAAGAACCAGAGGGTATCTTGTTTGTACGATACCATGATCTTATCGTAGGCACTGATACAGCAAAGTGTTTTGCCAGTGTTTCTATCGGAACAAAAGGTTCCTCATTCATTTTACTTTCCTTACGGTAATTGCGCGTTCCTTCCTTACATTCAATCCCTTCGGTATTAACTCAGGGTTTTCCTCCAAGAACTCTGCTATGTTGCTCTGATGCAACCGCTTCTCAAAAAACTCTGTGACACCATGCTCTAAAACAAATTCCCTTAATGAGTCCCAATCATTTGTCCAGTAGTTAGTCTTGTTTGATATGGATAAAGATCCTTCTGGGGTCTTCAGTCCATCCAAGTCATTCTCATTGCAGAAATTAAGCAACTGGCGTTTTACTTCGTCCAGCTTGGCTGACAGCTTCTCGTCTGCTGTATCGTATTTTTCTTTAAGCTCGGCCCTACTATTGCGAATATCTATGTATCGCTTAACTAAGTCTTTAACTTGTAACATGCGGTGTAGTTTAGTGAGCGATTATATACTAGTCAAGAATTTCTTTATATAAGTCTATCATTTTTGTGTGTACGTCAATTCTGTTATCAAGTAATGAGTAAACACGCTTTTCTATGTATGACCCTTCCAACTGCACCACTGTACATTTGTGGTTTTGTCCCGCTCGATGCACCCTAGCATTAGCTTGGGCGTAAGTTTCTAAAGAGCTAGTTGGCCCCCACCACACCACCGTGTTAGCCGCAGTCAATGTCACTCCGTGGGCTGCTGCCTGTGGCTGTATGACTAACACTTTTGGGTCAGGTGTTTTTTGGAAGCGTCTAAATATCTCCGTCCTGTTAGGAGCAGACACGTCACCACGTATGATTTCTGTAGTGATCCCATCTTTGCATAGCTTGGCGGTGAGCACGTCGATTACATGTTTAAACGGCACAAAGACTAAGACTTTCTTGCTGGACTCATCGATCACTTCACGCAACACTTTGTATCTGTGCTTAATATCAAACTCCAGTGCCTCTCCTTCATCCGTGTAGATTGCCCCTGCTGATATCTGGAGGAGCTTGTTCATGTTTACTGCTGCGTTAATAGACGTAACTCGTTCTCCCCCCATGTCTATAACCATCTTACTTTTAAGCTCGTCGTAGTACGCCTTCTGCTGACGAGTTAACTCTACTTTTCGTTTCACATAGGTCATGGCAGGGAGATCCATGCACTGATCCTTGGTAAACCGTATAGCCGGTTGCAATGCGTTAAAGACTCTATCTGTCGCGTCTTCTTTAGGCACCCACTTAAAGTTGGTGATCTTGTACATCACCTGATCTCGAAACGAACTAAAGAATCTAGGCACTGAATTTGGATTGACCAATTTGGCTAGACCAAATGCATCTAAAGGAGACTGTGCCGCAGGGGTGCCTGTCATCATCCACAACCAAGTCGAGGGCGTAATCAATCTATTCAACGCCTTCCACCGTTTGGTCTGCGCGTTCTTATAGTGTGTCGCTTCGTCGGCAATGATTAGATCAAAGCCGCCATTAGCTATCTCGTTGAAGACAATCTCTATGCCGTCATAGTTTATAATGACATATTCGGCACCGTTCTTGATTATCTCTTTACGTTTCTTAGCTGAACCGTAAGCAATATCCACTGACCGATGCGGTGCAAAATCAAACAAGTCAGTACGCCACGCGCTGTCCATGATAGACAGAGGGCAAATAATCAATACTCTATTGATGCGTCCCTGTTTCATAAGGAAATCAGAGGCCCATATCGCACTAGCGGTCTTACCTGTACCCTGTTCGTTAAAACAAAATGACCTTCTGTTGAGGGTAAAAAAGGAAGAGGTAGTGCGCTGATGAGAGAAAGGTTTGTACTTACCGGGCCAATCGTACAGACCTTCAATGGGTGATGGTACGTTAATATTTAAGTTCTTCAGTACGTGGCTCTCTTCCACACCCCAATTAACGAGTACCCTGTTATCAGGTAATTGTTTACTTTTAGGTATCACAGTCGTCACTCTTTGCGGATTCCTTAACTTCAATAACAACGCCCGATTATCCACTATCTTCAAGTTCTTCTTTTCCTTGGTCTCTGTCCGTTATTAGAGCGGTTCTTGCTACGGCTGGATATTCTGTAACCATCTTTATTAGTGCCACCACTACGTAAAGGTTTATTGTGGGCTACGTCTTTACCCTCTCGCTTATCAGCTACACCGTTCTTATTCTTGTCCCCGCCTGTCTTCTTGGCCTTCTTGTCCAATGCACGTCTGGCACGTTGCCGTTCCATCCGATCTGCATGTTCGCCACGTTTCTTCTGTGTCTTGTATTCTTGTTTATAGTCTCTACGTCTCATTATTTTCTCCCGTTGTGTTGGCACTCCAACACTGCACAATGTCTTTTGCATAAGCCGCTTGGGTGTGCGTTCCAAGTATCAGACTCATACGCCTTTTCCATCCTCGCAAAATCAGATAACCACTTCTCCCATAGAGAAGGTGCATCTTCTTCGTTATAGGTATCCCTGATAAACTCATTGGATACTACAAATAGTAACCCAGCCCTGACTTTCTTGACCGCAGGGAAATGTTTAAACACAGCTAAAGACATCAACTCCAGTTGCCCTTTATCTGCGTACCGAGCCGACTTTCCTGTTTTATAGTCAACAACCCAAGCTAACTCACTGTCTAAAATTATAAGGTCAGCTATACCTCTGAACCACACATTCTTACTACGAAAGCCACAAGGCTCTAAATCCGCAGTAAGACCCATCTCGTATTCACATAACCTGTTACCACGCTTGCCCTTCAACGCATCGATAGCTTTTTGCGCGTAAGAAAACTTGGCGGGTAGCGGTACGTTATCCCTGACATGATGCTCTGCGCTACTATGGAAGTCGTTACCATAGAACATTGCTTCCGTCTGCGGCTCTTCGTAATCTTTCGCTACCTTCAAGTGGTAGAATTGTTTAGGGCATTGCTCAAACGCCTTTATCCTACTGTATGACCACGGTGCTACACTCATATATGTACCTTGTTCATAATGATTATGTAATCTTGAGGAGGTATCTTTAGTTGAGCACATACCTGAAGCTGTTTAGCAGTCATCTTGTCCACCGCAGTCTGTACCTGTCTACGTCTTTTCTTAACGTAAGCTTCATTAGTCATCTTGCCCTCTGCTGTTAAAAGCTTTTAATTCTTCCTTGTTGGGAATCCAGAATATGTCTTTCCCTAACGTGACATCATGTATGGTTTTTACTATAGCCAAATCAATGTTAGGAAAGTTCTTTACGTGTGATTCTTTGGCTTCGTAAGCGTCTTGCACCGAATCATAATGCCCATCGATGTAAGGTGTTCCCAAAAATAATATGTCGTATTTACTATTCATTATCCAAACCCCTGTCTCTTATGAAATCTTTGTATGAGTTAGTCTTTGATTTTTCGCCTCGTAAGTGTCGCCGCCGAATATCTCTCAGGCGTTTATTTTTTAGCGTACTTTTAACATTCACTAAATCTTCAACGTACCCAGATTGTCTTTCCTGTGTAGCTGATACAATATTAAAACCACTCCTGTACTGATTATTTTTTGCCCCCACACTAGAAACTGTTGGAGATTCAGCGTCCACCGCACCAAACATATTCCTCCTTGCCAAATGGGTGCGGCACACAGGCTCACCTTCGGGAGTTTTTCTGGATGCAGTGTTCTTACATTTAGGTACTACACATTTAAATTTCATCTTCGATCTAAAAGACATACCCCCTATGTAGTGACTTGATGAATTACCCCCTTTCGGTCTACCCCTACTCATTACTCACAATCTCCATATGCTTTGGCTACCCCCGATTCACAATCCAGAGGTAACCCTTCTGCCCATTCTGGTACTTTACGCATACATGCCTCTATGTACTGCTGTGCTTCTTCTACCTCTTCTTCTGGTACACAACACACCACTGAATCATGTACAGTCAGTACCACCCTGTACTTCTTGGCTATATCCAGCATCTGCTCACCGATAACACATCTGGCTATGGCTTGGCAGACGTTTTCAATTACCTTACCACCGTAGATCCTAGTGCGTCCTCTACGTGTATCGTAACTAAACTCTTCACCACGTTCTCCCGCTGTTGATTCAAGTCGCTCGTAACGC